CTCTGCTGCCTATCTCTTCTCGCTGTAGCTCCGCCGATATGTCTTTACCTTCCCATTCTATGTCCCACTCAATTTTCAGCTTGTGCTCCTTTACCGCTTCTAAAAGGTCCACATCAGGCTCTAAAGCCTTGAATCGGTATAACTGCCCAGAACTGATGAACCGAAATCCAATGGCTTTGGCTAATCCTTTGCCAGCTGTGGTCTTCCCACTACCTGCTAGTCCATCTATGGCTATGATCATAAGCCTATAATATCCAGCACCTCTCTCATGGTCTCTTTTGCCACCTTCTCAGCTTTTTCGTTGCCGTAGGACGCTATTTTCCAGAGTTCTTCTTCATGCTCTAAATAGTAGAAATACTTCTCCCGTATGGGCTCAAGATACTGCCAAATGATGTCAGCCAGCATATTCTTGTGTTCAACGCATCCCAAAAGCCCTGAACACAACGATCGTAAATGTCTTTAGAATAAGCACTGTCCACAAAGCCTTTCTCCAACTGAAATACTGAGCAAATATCTGGATGACCGGGATCTGACTTTCTTATCTTCTGAGGATCTGTTATCATTTGTCTGACCTTGAATCTTACGGTTTCATGGTCGTCTTCAATGCTGATCACATTTGAATATGACTTGCTCATCTTTCTTCCGTCTGTACCAGGAAGTACGGGATACTCATTTAGCACAGCCTGAGGTTCAGGGAAGAACTCCACACNNNCCCGGGCTTCAGATGATCAGGCATGTTTGTCGTATTGGGATGATCGCGCTTCCAAATGCCGCGGGCCAGTGCAACGCCTGCGTAAATAGCTACTTCTTGGTCTATGCCTTCAGCCAGGTAGGTCTCAACAAAGTCCAAGATACTGTCCAAATCGCTACTCTGCAACTTCATGACATATCATCTCGCTTTTCTTCGCCAAAAAAGTACTCATTCAGAAGCCTTTGATTCTCTTTGGCACTGCTTTCATCACGTTTCCTCTCAGCAGCTTCCACAATGTCAGAATAAATTGGTATCCTCAAGGGTTTTGCATTATCAGAAAGACTCCTTGCGCCAAAAAGGGCACCCAAAAAGGATGCCAACGCACATAAAATAAAGCCTACAAGGACCAAGGTAAGACTCAATTTTTCTTCCGCCTCCTTAAATATGCAGGTAAAGCCTTGCCTGGATTGCTTTTTTTAAACGCTCTTCGAGCGTTATCGTAAGCGGCAGCTACTGCTTGTTCCTTGGAACGGCCCGCTCTAATCATTTCTGCTATATTCCAATCTATAGTTTTCTTGGAATACCCCTTTTTTAAGGGCATTTTACCACCTCAAGTATTCCGGCAGCTCTTTACCGGGATTTTTCTTGAAGAAAAACTTTTGGGCTATCCGTACAGCCATATTCCGCGCGTCTTTTCCGTTGTAACCGTTATCCATATACTGGATAATGTTGTGCTCCAAAGCCTTTTTGCCGTAACCGCCAACAATTTTCATTCCGATCCGCCTCCTACCTTTTTCTCCTTAAATTCTGCATCAATAACCTTTTCTTTTGGTCGCGGTATCTGCAAGTTTACGCTTATGTTGCCGGCATTAATTGCCATCGCAGGATTGTAATTATCACGAAATTTAAAGGGCCGCATGCCTTTAAGCATAAACATAAGCAAGTTATCGCTGTAGCGCCTAACATGACCAACAACTTTGCCCTGGTAATATACAGGCTCTTCTACCCCCTCAACAGCCCGGCGGACAACTTCTGCTTCCAATACATCCGCGGCCTGTTCCTTGGCAATTTCATATGCAGCCGCATACTCAGGATCATGTTTTAACCAGTAATAATGCATCCCCTTGCTTACTCCGGTAAACTCCGCGGCTTTTGTTATCCGCCCGCCAGTATCCACAATGTTTTTAAGCATCATTGTCTTGCGCTTATCATCGAGAACAATAAGATCCCTTTCTTCCTGAACTTCTTCAGCCATCTTTAACACACCCTTTAACTCCAAAGATACTCTTGTAGCGCGTCTACTTCTCTATCTTCATCGTCACTCCGTAACGGAAAAGGCAATTGCTTTTTGGGAAGCTCCACGTGTCTGGACCTGTTTACGTGCCAGGCGACAAGGCCGAACCCGGCACCATCGTACCAGTGGTCAAAATTAGATTCGGCAACCTTTTCGGGATCGTTTTCATCCTCCATCTGCATAGGCAAGGTTTCAATAAGCCTTTTGCAGTTTTTAAATATCTGCACCTTCGCGATTACGGATCTTCCAGTATGGGGATCAGGTTCGGGCAGTTCGATAGGTTTAAGGTATTCATGCCAGATAGCTTTCCGCAACCGCTTATCAGGTATAATCGGCTGCACCCCAACTAAACCACCTTGTTGATAGCACCAGGCAATGGTTTTCCCACCCGGCGCCAGCGGGTGAGAGGCAAACGCTTCATGACCACAATAAACAGGAACAATAGGTTCCTGGTATTCAAATAACTGTCCGCCCTCCCCCATCTTCGTATAGGTAGACAATTCTAAAACTCGCTTCGCCTGCTGGGAATATGTTAGCTTCAAATCGCCATAATCGCGGGTAAACTCACGAACAATATAAACTATCCCGCGTTCATCTACACGGAACCAGTACCATGCAAAGGGGTCAGAGTGCCCATTGTCCACAGCCAACCATCCCGGCCAATGATCAGGTATTTCAAACGGTTCTACAACGTGGATATCAGGTTCAAACTCTTCAAAAGCCTGTCCATCATACTGGTCCCAATCGCCATGCAAGTAAGCCGCTCGCTTCTTCGGCGGCAAGTTTTCCAACCTTCGGGCATAAGACGGGTCAGACTCCATTAAAGCCGTATTGTCATAAACCGTAGCAGGAATAAAAGCTATCGTGTTGCCCGTTACTGGATCTTTATATTGCTTCTTGCCCTTGTTCGTAGGATCAATATAGCGGCTCTTGACAAACCTGTGCCCAGGCCCACCAGGGTTACAACTCCCCCTAAACCGGGGGGGGAAACCTTTCGAGCTTCGCACACAAGAAAGAAGTATCTGGACCGTAGATTCTTCATGCCGGGTCAGTTCATCTATGCCCAGCCAGTCCATAGAGCGGCCATCATAGCTTTCAGCATCACTCTTGGTGCGAACAAACCTAAAGTAAATTACCGTACCGTTTACAAGGGTAGCAGTATGCTTCGTGCCATTGTAGGTATAGAGCTCTTGCGGAACACGGTTTTTCCACTCCCTGATCAAAACTTCCTCCAGGTCTTTATAGGTCTCCCGGAATAAATACATCGTAGCGCCAGGGTGTTCTAGCCCATAAGCCAAGGCTTCCATAACCAAAGCACAGCTCTTCCCGCCACCTTTTGCCCCACCGTATACTACTTCGTCCGCGTCACACGCATGAAATAAGCATTGCTTCTCATTCGGCGTATACGGAACATTTATAGTAACGCGATCTGGCATTGGTGGCCCCCCTAAACATAATCGTCCGCCTCATAATAGTCCCTGTGTAGCTGCTCAACAAGCTTGATTTCTAATAAGCTCAAGTCGCACGAATACCTGACGGCAGCGATCGTCTTTCCCTGTAGGTCCCCTCAGACTTCTTCCATTTTTTGACATAGGTTTCTATCTTATAGGGGCTAAATCCGGGGGATGGGATATATAAAAGCGCCCCCCCGCCCGCGCGCCCACCCCCCCCCTCGCGCGCCCCCGCGCGCCCGCCCGCGCACGCGCCCGCACGCACGCGCCCGCACGCACGCGCCCCCGCGCGCCCGCACGCACGCACGCACGCACCCGCGCACCCGCGCGCACCCGCGCCCGCGCCCGCGCCCGCGCCCGCGCNGCCGCCGGCCGCCATCTATAATGTAGCGTTCCGCCTGGCACGTTTTTGCGCCGCCGCCCGCCGCTGCCGCCCGCCGCTGCCGCCGTCCGCTGCCGCCGGCTGGCCATCTATAATGTAGCTGTCGCCGNCCCGCCGGCCGCTGTCGCCGGCCCGCCGGCTGCTGTCACCGGCCCGCCGGCNGCTGTCGCCGGCCCGCCGGCCGCTNNCGCCGGCCGCTCNCGCTNCCGCGTAGCACGATTGCCGCGGCTACCCGCGCCAACTTCCTATAATGCATATTACGTTAACGATGCCGATCCCCAAAACCCCTGGGCCGCAAGGCTTTTGGTATTCGCCGGCCGGGATGTTCTACATTATGTCAACCCGAACGCAAAACATATATATAATGTAGCGTTCGCCGTGGCACGTTTTCGCGCTGCTGCCGCCGCCGGCCGCCTATGTGGCCACGTTTTTGCGCCGCCGCGGCCGGCCATGTTTTTGCGCCGCCGCCGCCGGCCATGTGGCCACGTTTCGCGTCGCTGCCGCCGGCCATGTTTTCGCGTCGCCGCCGCCGGCCGGCCGGCCATCTTTTTTATGGCGGTCAGGCGCGTAAAAGCCCCTGCTTCGCGCACCACTTCGCGCACCACTTAGCGGCGAAAAACTGCGAAAAACTGCAAAATAATGAGCTATTCGCAGCTATCGGCCGCTATCTCGCTTTAATCGCTCCCCTTCACCCCTCTGCCAGTTTGCCAGCATGCGCGCAAGATGTTAACATGTATCCAGCACCCCCCGCAGGGGGAGAAAGGAGGCTGATCCCCCATGAAAAAGACCCTCTATTTTGCCCGTATTTATGGCGTCTACGGCCGCTCGGTCGTGGGCCCCTTCGAAACCCGTGCCGACGCCTTCGACGCCGCGTTCAGAGCCGGCGCCTGGCGCTGGGTTGTAAAACCCTTGTCCCAGGCCACCCCGCGCCAGCGTGCACTGATGGGCCTGTAGCCCGTTGCTCCGGCCCCTCCTCCCCCCCAGGGGGGGCCGGCCCGGCCCGCCGGGAGCCTTCAATCCCGGCAAGAATAGAAAGGAGGAAAGAAATGATGGAAGAGGGAAGGGGTCTCCCGAAGTTCCTAATTGAGCACCTGCAACGGTTGCTCGGCGAGGACCCCGTTATGGGCGTCCAGTGCCCGGAGCCCTGCGTGGAATACCACGAGGGCTCATGCGATGGCCGTAACGCTTGCTCGCGGATGTTGAAGCAGATGTTGAAGCAAAAGCAAGCTTAACGGCCTGTCTGTAATCCGTTGCTCCGGCCCCTCCCTCCCCCTGGGGGGGGGCCGCCTGGAGCGGGTTACCGCTACCATACCACCTACGAAAGGAGGCCAGCCATATCATGTATAAGGACTGGGCGATCGATGGCAAGCGCGGGCGGATTTACTACCCCAAGGGTGAGGTTGTATACCAAACCCGCGGGATCGTAGTTCAGCCGGTGTATGTGACTGGGAACGGAGACAGGAGCTCCGACTATTACATCGAGGAGGGGGGGAAACTGATACCCGCGCCCAAGAACCCGTTCAACGGGTTCTGCTACAGGCAAGACGGCCTGTAGCCCGCTCTGTAATCCGCTGCTCCGGCCCCTCCCCCCCAGGGGGGGCCGGCCCGCCGGGAGCCTATCCCGGTAAGAAGAATAGAAAGGAGAAAGGAAAATGAAGATTATCAACGTCACCCCACACCCTATCCGGTTTCAGAATACCGCTGGCGAGGTTTACGAAGTGAAACCCTCCGGGGTTCTCATAAATGCTCGCCCGGTAGAGGAAGCCGCCGGAGTTCACCCCTCCGGCGCAGAGTTAGTCCGTACCCGGTTTGAGGCGGACCCGGCCAGCGAAGAAGCACTGGCCCGCCTTGAAGATGAGAATCCTGGTGTCGTTATCGTCGGCAGCATTATCGCTGCCCAGGCGTTCCCAGGTCGGGTATTTGCAATGGTGCCCGTCCCTGGCTTCGAGCGCGTCCCGCCCGCTGAGAAGCGGATGCGAGATGATAAATTTACTACGTTTTAGTTTTTACCGGCCCGCCGGGAGCCGATAATCCCGGCAATTCAAAACCCAAAACAAGGAAAGGAGGAAAAAATGATGATCTGCCAGATCCGGATGAGGAAAATCTATTGTAAAGAGTGCGGAAAGTACTTGTTTACAGAGAAGAGGTTTTTGGAATTTGGGGGCGTCGCTTTATGCCCCCAGTGTGCAGAAAAGTACGAATGCTTTGTTGTCGCCGTAGGTCATACTGACCCGCGGCATCCGGGGTCGCTTAGATGCCCCTCTAACTACTTTGTCATATCACAACAGTACGAGCTAGGCAGAACGGTATATTACGGTTCTCTCGCAGAATGCCTCGCCTTCCGTGAGAGAGAGAATAACAGGCCTGCTTATTCCATTGACTTCAGCGGTCGCATTGTGTGACCGCTGACAAAAAAAAATGCGCCGCCCGCTGGCCGGACTGCTGAGGGGTGCAGTGTCGGGGGACGACTTCGACCTGCACGAAGCTGCAGGTCGGTTCTTCGGAACGGAATGGCGTCAGCACCGGACTGGCGGCCACCCGGTTAAACAACGCCGCCACCACAAAAATATTGACGGGGAGGTGAAACAGATGAAAAAGGTTGCCGTCGCCTGCCCGCACTGCGGGCATCTTACGCACGTGGACCTGCCGACCGAGCAGCAGGGGCAGGTCTGCGGTGTGTGCGGGGTAGGATATATCTACCCGTGGGAATGGGAAGAAGTTAACGAAGAAGAATAAAATCTACCCCCGCCGGCCTCACCTGTTGGGGCCGGCCCGGCCCGCCGGGAGCCGTAATCCCGGCAAATAACCCTTGAAAGGATGATGGATGTGAAGCGTTTTGAGCGTTTTGTCAAAGAGCATTGACGGTCCCTTACAGCATGGGGAGAAGGCTATAGCCACTCTCCCCGGCCCGCCGGGAGCCGTTAATCCCGGCATAGCACCCCCGCAGGGGGAGAAAGGAGGGGCGAACCTATGTATCTAGGACAACTGGCTTGCTACCTGGGGGACCGCCGCATTACGTCATTCCCCGTATACTCTTCCATGGACGCCGTCCTGCGGGCATGGGGGGGCGACCCCCGCCGCGAGGACCCGTTAGAACGCTATGACATAGTCCATCTTCTTTTGACATCCGAGCGGCAGCACCTGTACGCTTTGCGGCAGCACCTGTACGCTTTTATCCCCCATGAACTTACTGCCGCTATTATAGCGGCGAAGGGGGAAATAGATCTGCAGGTCCTGGATGTCATCTAACCGTTGCCGCCGCCGGCCCCACCTGTTGGGGCCGGTCCGGGAGCGGTTAGCTCCAAAAACTCGGTGACGGTTGTTACTTCAGCTTTAAAGAGAAAGGCTTGCTTTAAATTACACGGCCCGCCGGGAGCCTATCCCGGCACCCATCACCCCCGGAAGGAGGGAAACAAATGTTTAGCGCCGGAAACATAAAGGCCGAAGTCAAAGGCCAGACCCTGCACCTGGAGATCGACCTGTCCAAGCGCCTGGGGCCGTCGGCCAGCGGTAAAACCGTTATCGTGGCCACCACCAGCGGCAACAAGCAGATCGAAGGAACGAATGTGTTCCTGGGCCTGAACGCCTACGTCAAACGCTAAACCTTTCCCGCCCTGCCCCGGACCTGCGCCGGGGTAGTGGGGAGCGGTTAGCTCCAAAAACACGGTGCCCCCTGCCGGACCAGGGGGAAGGAGGAAGAAAAATGAAGTATCCCGAAACAGTGCTGCAGGCGGCATATGAGTACGTCCGCCGCCAAGGCCGGTCCGCACACCCAGACGGACACTTTGACTCCGACTGCAGGACCCTCCCCCATGTGGCGAATTTGTACGGCGTGGACCCGGAAGAGGTCCTCAGGGCGGTAAAAGAAGGCGCCTGGGAGGTCCTCCGGGCGCAGGAGGTGCTCGGAAAATGATTAGCGCCCTTTCTATTGCGCTCCAGGCCGGGACCCCGGTCCTGGCCTGGGGCCCTCCGGGGGTGGGAAAAACCGCCGTGATTACGGCGCTGGCCGCTTCCCTGTCTCTCCCGCTGGAGGTTGTGCTGGCTTCCATCCGGGAGCCGGCGGACTTCTCCGGCCTCCCGGTGATACGGGAGGACGGGGTTCGCATGGAGCCGCCTGCCTGGGCGCGTCGCTTGGCCCGGGAGGGCAAGGGGATCCTGTTCTTGGACGAGATCAGCACCGCGCCGCCGGCGGTTCAGGCTGCCCTGTTGAGGGTGGTCCTGGATCGCGTGGTGGGCGACCTTGAATTGCCACCGGGCGTGGCCGTTGTTGCGGCAGCAAACCCGCCCGAGCAGGCCGCCGGGGGCTGGGACCTATCCCCGCCGCTGGCTAATAGGTTCTGTCACCTCACCTGGACACTGGATTCCGGGGCCTGGGTGGACGGCATGATCCGAGGCTGGCCGTCTCCTACTGTCTCCCCGTTGCCGAAAGGCTGGGAGGCAGGGATACCGTCTGCCCGGTCCCTGGTGGCGGCGTTTATTCGCCACCGCCCACACCTCCTGCTCCAGCTCCCTGAATCCGAAGAGCAGGCTGGGCGTGCCTGGCCTTCCCCGCGTAGCTGGGATATGGCATCCCGGCTGCTGGCAGCTGCTGACGCAGCGAAGGCCGGGGAGGACGTTGCCGCCAGTCTTGTCGCCGGTTGCGTCGGGGATGGCCCGGCTATGGAATTTTTGTCCTGGCGCAGGAATTTAGACCTGCCGGACCCGGAAGCGGTATTAGCCGCTCCGGACAGTTTCAAAGTCCCGGAGCGGGGAGACCAGGCCTTTGCGGTCTTGACCGCCGTTGTAACCGCGGCGGTGGGGAACCTCACCCGCGACCGCTGGCTGGCCGCCTGGACCGTCCTGGCCCGGGCCGCTGACCAGGGTGCGAAAGACATAGCGGCGGCAGCAGCGAAGGCGCTGGCGCAGGCCCGGCGCCACGATCTCCCGCTGCCGCAGAAAGAGTTGCAGGGGTTCATTCCCCTGCTGAAACAAGGAGGGTTGATGTAATGCAACTCAACAACATTCTGAAACACGTCCGCTGGGGGATAGAGCTGCTTGATGACTCTCCCAGCGAAAATGATAGAAACGGGAATACCTACCTTTATGGCCGTGTGGCCGTGAAGGTGGACGATCTGCGGGTGCAGATCCGGTCTATCTCCGGGCCGGATCTGCCCGCTGAGTTGTTGTTCCCNGTATTAAACGCCGCTTTGCCAGAAGGTTGGATCGAAGCGGCGGAAACGGCTCACCGGTCCCGGTCCTGCCCCTGGTGTGTCTACGTTTACCGGGGGATGAGCGGCTGCGAGAATTACGAGTTGTATTCTCTGCAGTCCGCAGAATTTATGGACCAAAAATTGTCGGCTTCAATCCACGTATCAATGCGTGGAAGGCTGAACCAGGGCCTCGACTGCTGGCTGGGGGACCTTCCCCCACTACTGGCCCGGCTGGTGGAGGTATATCCGCCTCCGCCCGAGGGCCAGCTAAGCCTCCGGGACTATACCCCGAAGAGCCGAGGCGAATACGCTGAAGCCGGCAAAAATTCCGGCCTTCAAGAAGCCCTCGATGCCCTGAAGGTCGTGGAGGTGCTGTCAGAATGATGCCACAAGAAATCCAAGCCGCACGCCTGCGGCTGGTAAAATCTCACCCCTACCTGGCGTCCGCTGCCTGGGCGCTCCGCCCCGTGGAAAAACCGGGGCTGGGAACCCTGGCGGTGGATATGTATTGGCGGCTTTATTACGATCCGGCGGTTATCACCCGCTGGACCGTAGAGCAGTTGGCCGGCGTCCTCTACCATGAGATAGCCCACCTGCTCCGGGACCATGCGTCCCGGATGCAGAATTTTGACCGCAATGCGGCGAATATTGCCGCCGATGCGGAAATCAATGATGACCTCATTGCCGAAGGCATCCGGTTGCCCGATGGCGCCGTCACTCCGGCTTCTATTGGCCAGCCGGACGGCCTTCTGGCAGAGGAATACTATGCTGCGCTGGAATCCCAGGCGCGGCAGTCTGCGCCTGATCAGGGCGCATCGGCTCAGCCGAAGCAATCCGGCGCTGGGGAACCCGAGGCCGGGGACACCCAGCAGGGGGACGGTTCCGAGGCCGGGCAGAAGCAAGATTCTTCCGCTTCTGCTGACCACGGCGGCGGCGAAGAAGGCCAGCCCGACCCGTCCCCAACGGCTAAGAGCGGCAGCCATGCCGACGGTGCCCAACTGGGCAACCGGGGCGACGGCTCCGGCTCAAAACCTGGAGACCCGGACGATTCTAAACCGGGCGACGCGGGAAATGGCGAAAGCGGCGATCCCGCCGGAAGTAGTCAGCCCGCCTCGTCCGGCCAGCCGTCCGGCGCTTCAGGCCAGCCGGAATCCTCGTCTCAGCCTCCCGCTTCCCCTGGTTCCGGCCACGGGAGCGGGCAAGACGGCAGGGAGTCGTCCGGTGATCAGGCGCAGANTCCTGCGCCTGGTGCCGGCAGGTGCGGGTCTTGTGCAACAGGCCAGCCGGAACCGTGGGAGGAAGGCCCTCCTGGTGAGGGTTCTTCTCACGGCGGCATTAGCCGTGCTGAGGCGGAATTAGTCCGCCGGGATGTAGCACGGCAGATTATGGAGCACTCACAGGCCCGGGGCAATGTCCCCGGTCACTGGACTCGCTGGGCGGATGAAAAACTCCGCCCGCGCATAGACTGGCGTAAAGAACTTGCTGCCGCCGTCCGCCATGCCGTGGCGGATGTAGCGGGGGCAAGTGACTATTCTTACCGCCGCCCGTCCCGCCGGCAGGGGCAGGTGGGCAACGGTAAGGTCGTCTTACCCGCTTTACGGCGCCCGGTCCCTTCGGTTGCCGTAGTGGTGGATACCTCGGGGAGCATGAGCGACGGCATGCTGGCCCAGGCTCTGGCCGAAGTCTCCGGCATTTTGAAGGGCATGGGGCAGCGTGAAGGCGTCCATGTCCTCTCCGTGGATGCCCAAGTCCATGCTTGCCGGAAAGTGTTCCGCACCGGCCAGGTGCAATTGACCGGCGGCGGCGGGACCGACATGGGGGAGGGGATTGAAGCAGCCACAAAGCTGCGACCCCGGCCCCAAGTCTGCGTCGTCATAAGTGACGCTTACACCCCGTGGCCCGACACTCCGCCGCGGGGAATGAAAGTTATCGTGGCCCTGACCGGGGACGGAAACACCCCGGAATGGGCAAAAACTATCAGGATAGGAGGGCAAGACCATGGCGGTACGGCAAGAGTATGAACAGCTAATAGAGATAGCGTTACGGGAACTTGGCTCCGCCGTTAAGGTAATGGTGAAGCCAACGTTTCCGGCCACTGAATATCCTCGTCCAAGGATATTCAGGTTCAGTGATAACCTACTTTGGCCATACGTGGACGTGGCCAAAGGTGAAATCAATTGGAATAAATTTCATCGCCCCGATGAATATTACTTTTTCACAGTCGGAGGTGAATTCGTCGACAGGCGCTCCGTCATAAAAATTATAAATGAGTGCGGATGCCAACCTGCCAAGATCCTCCGAGCTCTGCGGCGTATCCGGGCCGCTACTGCCTGGTGTTATGCCAGGGCAGAAGGCAGAAAACGGCAGGCAGAGGAAATACTACGCCAGCAAGCCTCTGCCGTTGAAGCCCTGGAAGCAGAAGCGGCAATGCAGGCGTTATCTTGATCTTCACCCCTACGGGGGTTAAGATAAAATAAGGCGGCCCGGGCCTGACACCGGGTAAGGAGGTTGAACAATGATAGGCAGCTCAATTCCTTGTTTTGCAAATGAAATGTTTATATGCCGTGACTGTGGCAGGAATCTTGGAGACAGATATTCGAGACTAAAAGGAAAAAAGCAACCTGATGTCATCATAATAAACGATAAGCATTATTGCAGTAAATGCGCTGATAAACATTTTTTTAACATGGTAAAGTAGAAAATTCGGCCCGCCGGGAGCCGATAATCCCGGCAAATAACCCTTGAAAGGAGTGATATCAATGGAAGAAAAAAAGATTAAATACACCACGTACCTGACAAGAGAGGCCGTAAAGGCTCTCAAGCGGTTCGCGGTGGAAAAAGAAATAAACGATTATGAAGTAATAGAAGCGGCCCTCAGACGGGCCATCCCAGAAAAGTACTGGCAACCTTACACCCCCCGATAGGGGGGTTTTTTTTATGCCTCTGCACCCGGCACGATCTCACTTTTGGGCATATAGGGGAACGTTACAGGAACCTGGCTGGCCCTGCTAACATACGCCCCAACCGCTCCGCCCAGGTCTCCGCCTCGGCCTTCTTCGCCCGCAGGTCCGCCGGCCTGTAGCCTTCCGCGCCCAGGTGCGCCTTCATGTGGCAGCCAGAACTGCCCGGACCGGCGCATAGGTCTATCCTGTTATCCTCAGAGTGTATCTCTGCGCTTCGACTCCCGCCCATTCCGCGCGGGGTGATATGATGCCGCTCTATCCTCACCCCGCCCCGGGGGACTATCCCGCAATACTGGCAGAACTCGCCGGGGGGTCTGTCAAACCCTTGCCGGCGCTTCCGCTTCCGCTTTGGGGGCTTAGGAACTGGTGTAGCTGTTCGATAATCCACTCCGCAGCACCCCCTCCGGCCTCGATCACCCTCTCGACCGCCCGCAACGCGCGTTTGGCCGCATCGAGGGGATCTGGTTCTTCCTTCCCGGCGCCGATCTGTCTCTGCAACTCCCGAGTGCTCCAGCCGTATGCCTCCGCCTGATCTATCCAATACCCTGGACTGTCCGTCCGGGCCGCGATTTTGTAGTGTGACCACTCAACGTATTCCCGGGGCCGCCGATCGTCCGGGGTGTGGAATACCTGAGAGGTCTTGGCTAAATCTCTGATATGCTGCGCAGAATATCCGGTGTCAGCGGCAAGCATACTCGCGTTTGCTCCCATGCGCTCCATAGCATACCAGCACAGATCCCCGGCCTCCCAATTCGTTTGATCCCGGGTCTGCCGCAAATCAATGATCCGCCCGGTAATTTGATCGTAAGATATACTCATGCCAGCCTCCTTAGCCATAATATGCCCCATCCCCAGATACTTTTGCTTGCGTAAAGGCACCTGGTTGCCTCTCTGTTCGATTTTCTGAACCAACAAGGCATAATACCATTCGCAACATATCCCCGCCCCTTACAGGCGAAATTAGAAGGGAGGGGGGGGACCGCAAAGGCGATCCCCCAGNTGCTGGAGGTAAAGCCATAAAAGAATAACCTTCCAGCACTTGTAAATACTGGAAGGTTTATTGCGCTCGCCAAGGCTACCATGATTATAGCACTTGTCAAATTATATGTCAAGTGCCAAATCCCCAGGGTTATTAATTTATTCGAGAAGCCTCGGCGGGTAAAACCTTGGCGCCTGTTTCCGCTTTCGCCCCGCCTTCTTGCTTCCGCGCTTGTGCGACCTGATCGCATCTTTGTACCTCATTTCAGCACGGTAAACAGAGCGCGCCTCCCGCCTTGAAACCCGCCCATCAGAGCGATCCGGGGGTTCCCATACTTCGGTCCCGCACTCAGGGCACTGGTAAAAGTCGTAGAGCATGACATATTCAAGCTGCGCCCGTTGCTTAACGCCGCCACTGTAGACACCAGGGCATTTTTTGTTGGGGCAATGGTAATCCTCCAGTTCAAACATCCCCATCACCTGCCCGGCCAGGCTTCGGACGTTCTGACATTAGCCATGCATATTCTTGCTCTTCAACTGTAAGCCAGGTAGCGGTGGTTGCGATGTCAGTTATGTCCCTCGGCCCGGTATGATAGTCCAAGGCCCGCCAGAGTTCCGGATGCTTGTCCGCTATTAGCTCGCCCAGGGTGAGGAACGATCTTACCTCGCGGCGGAGAATTTTATATTTCATGACATGGCCCCCTCTCCAATAACGGTTTTGCCTCCTTCCCCTGCATCCATGAACTCATTAAAGGATTCGTCTGCCTTTTCGACGCAAATATCACAGTAAAGGCAGTATAAATATCCTTCTTTTTCGATGGTCATATCACAGCACTCCCCTTTTTTTGTGTCTGTTTATCCGCCCGATACATCGCCAGATAATACAGCATTCCCACCACTTCCGGACTCCTCAAATCAATCTCCCGGTACATCGCCCGGCGTTTCGTGAATAGACAGTCGTCCTCCGGGCTGTAGTAAATCAGGCCCACGTCGCCACAGCCCGCCGCGTCCAAATCTTCTATCTTAATGACCCCCGGCGGACTTACGAAATAAAACTCGTGACAGTATTTCTGATATTTCTGCCATTTCTTGTCGCGCAGGAAGTCGGATCTGCTGACCTTAATTTCGTAGCCCGTTATGCAGGGTTTAGCCCAGGATTGTTTTATGGCTATTGCGTCCATGATTAACAAGCCCCTGTGCCCGCCGGATTGCCTGATTTCTTCAAAAAACGGGTGCAGGTAAAATTCACTCGGCCCGCTACGCACTTCTGAATAAAAAGCGTCGGGAAGAGCGCGCGGGTCGGGTTTCTGGGTGTGCTTAAGATAGAGTTTTTTTAGTATTTGGACTGCGGTGATTTTGGCTGGCATTGGTTAACGGTTCCTCCTCCGTGATTCTTTGGCCATTTTGTTCCGGGCTTTTTGGATATTCACTTCATACTCCTCCTTATTCTAAAATTTGCCCCCACTCCATGCCTTCTCTCCAGTTTTTCCAAATGCCGGCGGTTCGCGGCCTCCACATCCACACCTAGAGTGATAAGATAGCCAACTAGAGCCTGAATGACATCGAAGGCTTCCTCCACCACATAGTCCAGCTTGTCCCCGGCAAGCTCAAGTTCTTTAAGCTCTTCCATGACCTTGCCCATTTGCTGGGCCGGAGTATATTGACTGTAATCCAGGGGGTAGAGGGTTATTTTCACCTTGTATCCCCTTCCCCAGCCTCTTGCTTTCTTCATCATATCTCCCGCCCCGCATGGGCACGCTCAAGATGCGGACCCTGCGCCATCGCCCGGCAAGTGGGGTGATCATGCCCCGTTTGATGTAGTTTCCAGTCCTTCTCCCAGTCACGTTCAGGCATTTTCAGCCACCTCTTGTTCTTCAGATTTTTGTAAACACTGCAATCTTTTTCTGATTCGTCTAACTTCTTGTGCAATGTTCTTAATTTTCTCCATCAATTTCGCTTGCTTCTTCTTCAGCCATTCAGCTTCGATATCATCTTCGTATGGAGCGCATTGTTCTAGAAGTGCCTTCAGTTTTTCTCTTTCGCTGTTATAGAGATATACCTTTTCGTCAATCTCAATAACTTCACGAAGTAAATCAACTGGATTGTCGCCGTTCCAATCCAATAAGTGTTCCGCAGACTCTAGCGGTAATGCGCATGAGATAAATCTGTCATCCGCCGTAACAAAACTCACCGACACTTGGATTTCCTCAGGATTTGCAAAATTGAAATGGCCTTTTTGAATGAATACGTCTTTAATCAAGGCTGAGTTTGTCACTTTTGATTCCCTCCAATCAGATCCCAGGATGTGATAGAATACAGTTGGATGGCATTACCACGACCCCGGAAGGGGTTTTTTTATTGCCTACTACAATCCCCACTTCTCGCGATTTCTTTCCAGGCATTCAAGAAAACCAATTGCTACTGCTGCTACCTGGATAGCCTCTCTTTTCATGTTCTCATAGCCGCCTAACTCTGTTCCGTAATTGAAACCAGTCTCGTTGACCGCTTGGCAAAGCTCCCCAAACTCCTCCCCAAGGATACCTAACCATATAGGCGGTACATGGTTTTGCTCACCCCACTTTTTGTCTTGCCTCTCTCTTTCAGCCAATATCGCGTCAATAATGGTTTTTTGTTGTTCAGACATG